AGGGCCGTGGGAACGGCCACAACGGTGTATGTGCCGTCGAAGCCGTTCCCTACGCCAGCGACCGTCACGGATTGCCCGACAGTGACATCCGTGGCGGTGAGGGTCTGAATTACGGCAACGCCTTCCAGCCTCATGGCGTGGGTGATGGAAAACGTTGCCATAATTCGGTCCTAAGCAGCGATCAGACGAACGCGGCCTTGATGAACTTGGTCGGGTCGATCATCAGCGTGGCGAAGTAGCCGCGGAACTTGATGATGCGGGACAGCGAGCCGTCGGCGGCCTCGACCGAGATTGCACCCTTCTGCTGTTCGAAGATTTCGAAGCCGTCGGGGTGGCCGATCGCAAGGGTGCCGGAGGCGAAGTTGCGGTCGACGACGACCTGGAGGCCGAACGCGATGCCGGTCTGCTGGCCGGGTGCAAGGTTGCCGTAGGCGTTCATGGGGCCGATCTGCGGGAACAGCGGTCGTCCCTGGCCGTCCTCGAGCTGGCCGAGCGAGGCCCAACGGTTCGGTGCGACGAACAGGTGGGTCGGGAGCCAGCCATTGGAGTCGGTCAGGATGTCCGACGCGGCGGTATACATCCAGGTGACCCAGTCGGTCGGGTCGCCGATGTTGGCCGTCGTGAAGTTGTTGCTGTTCGTGATGCCGGTGATGAGGTTGTCGGCGGCCACATTGTCGGTTTCGTTGGCGTAGATGCGCGCCATGTCGTCGAGCAGGAGGGCGAGCACTTCGGGCTCGGTCCAGTCCATGTCCTCCTCGGACAATTTGACATAGCCGCCGTAGACACCCTTGGTGACCTGGTTGTCGGACACGACGAACGTGCCGGAGTCGAGTGCGACGTTTTCGCCGTTCGATGCGCCGATCGTGGTGTGCGTGGTGACCTCGGGGCGACGGAACACCTTGCCACCCTGGGGCATGGCCTTCACGCCGATGGCGTCGATGACCGGACGGAGGCCGCGGAAGTTGTTGTAGACCGGGCCGACGATCGGGGTGGGCAGGATGCCGGGCGTGTCGGTGGTGACAACGTCGGGGGCGGCGGCGCGGATGCGAGCGTTGAACTCGGCGAACTCTGCGCCACCGGCCAGGAACTTGGCGATGTATTCGCTAGCCGACGGGAGCTTGAACGGCTGGGCCGGCTGGGCGAACTGGATGGGCTGGGTCGGGATGACCGCCGGGGCGGCGGCCTCAATGGATTCTGACACTGGTTCCTCCTCGGGAACGATTGGGGTTTCGGGGGTTTCGTCGTTCTCCTCCTCGTGTGCGGAGGCGGCGACTTTTTCTATCCTGGCCTGCGGGTATGCAGGTTCGGCGACGATCGACAGTTCGCTCCATCTGGCAGCCTCAACCACCATGGTGCCGGACTTGTCGAACGAGAACTTGGTGGGTACGACGCCGACGCTCACGCTGTCGTATGCGCCCATGAGAAGCAGTTGCATGGTGTCGTCCGCGTCGCGTGTTTCGGCGAGGCGTGCGACGAACATCATGCCGTCATCGGTGGAGACACGTTCGGTGACGATGCCGCGCACCTTGCCAGAGTCGTGGCCCTCGAGCAGTCGAGGGGGTCGGCCGTCCTCGGGCAACGACCCTGGCTTGAACATGACCTTGGTGCCGAGCGAGTCGGTGGTGGTGACGTTCCACGGTACGGCCAGGCCGGAGATCGAGCGCGATGGGGTGCCGTCCGTCGCTGCGGCGTCGATCGTAAATGATCCGGCGGCGAGATTGATCTTGTCAGTCATCGCTGACATCCTCTCTGATTGAGGTGGGCGTGTCTACGAGTGGCGTGTCCACCATCTCGTTGTCGCCCAGGTAGTCGTCCAGGTCGAACTCGATGTGTCGACCTCGAGGGATGATGTTGTCGCCCGACAGGGTTTGTTCGATGCACTGGATGTACGGCTTGGCTCCGAACAGGTACAGGTCCTGGCGGGCCTGGAGCGCGTTCTGGTACGTCATGCCGGTTCCGGTTGGTGCGCCAACCAAATAGGGCGGAATGTTCGCGAGGCGGGCGAGCTCGAGGGCCTGGTATTGGCGGGCTTCAACGAGCTGCAGTTTGCTCGGGTCGCTGGAAAACTCTTTCCATTCGACGAACTCGTTGAGTGCGCCGATCGCGTTGTTGCGTCGGGCCTGCGACCAGCCGGCCGCCAATTCGCCAAGCTCCTCCGCCGTCATCGGCTCGCCGCCGCGCTGTTGCAGGTAACCGGCCGCAATCTCGGTGCTGGAAAACCGGCGGGCTGCGGCGTCAAGCTTGTAAGCGGTGTCCATGGCAATCGTGCCCGTGTAGATAATGCCCATGATCGGCGACAGGAACTGGACGAGGTTTTCGCTGGGCAGGTGAACGCCGTTGAACTCAACTTGGTCGGACGGCTTGAACCATTGCGGCCCGCCCTGATCGATCGTGTTGATGTTCGCGGCCGGAAGCCACTCGAACGACGCCGGATAGCCGGTCTGATAGCGGGATGTGATGTACCAGAACGCTCGGCCGTACATGAGCAGGTCCGAGAACGTGTTGGACATGATGAACGCGCGCGTCACCTGCGGATCGGGCCGGGTAAACCACGACTCGCCTTCGATGTAAACCTTCTCGTATTCCTGCTCGGTCGGGTCCCACTGGAGCCGGTACTGGACGAGGTCCAGGGAGCCGATCATGGAAGCGATCAGGTCTCGAGCGCGGCTAATGGTTGGGAGTTGGAGGGCGCGCAGTTCGGCGGTGCCAACCGTGTAGGTCATCACCTGGCTAATGGCCTGCTGTGCTGCGGAACCTGCAGCGGCCTTGATGTCAGCCGACCCGAAAGCGGGCGGTACGGAGCGTCTAAAGATGCCCATGGGTGTGGCCGGAGTTTCCCACAGGTTGTGGATACTTGTCTACGAGTGTCCCATAGCAAACGCCGGCCGCTGTTTTGAGGCGGGTTTTGAGGCCATGGCCGCGGCCCAAATCATGCACCGGCACAGCTCGATCGGGCCCGGCGACTTCTGGGAACTGACCACGGTGGTGGCCTGGGTCTTGACCAAGACGGCGCGCTGAACGTGCTCGGCCAAGGCAACCGATCCGTCGTGCCACAGTTTGCCCTCCACGATCATCGACCGGACGACTGACGTGTAGCGGGCTAGTTCGCCGTAGCCGACAGTCTCGGTCCGACGGCGCAGTGGTAGGGGCGTGTGGATCTCCAGGCCCGGTGTGATCGCCAGGGTGACCTTTGGGTCCTCAAGCACGCGGGCGATCTGTTCCCACATGGCGTCCTCTTTCTCGACGACGAACTCAACGTGAGCGACGACGCCGCCGTCGATCGGGACGCACCGAACGCCGACGTAGCGGGACTCGTCCAGGCTGGAGTCAACGGCCAGAACGCCGCCGGCCGGTATGTCGACCTCGGCTTGGCGGGACGACCAGAGGCCGACCGGAAGCCAGGACTTCGCGGCCGAAACCCACAGGTTCAGGTGGGCGCGCAGGAAAGCAGCGCGGTCACCACCATCGGCCTGCGCCTCAAGGGCCGGCCAGTCGATTGTCGTGCCCAAAGCTGGGTTAGCCCAGGGCCAATACCTCCGATCGGCTGGATCAACGTCGGGTGGCATGGACCACTCGGCCAGATACAGCCGGCCGGGCTTCCCGGAGTCGATCGCGTTGATCGCCTGTTCTCGAAGCCGGAGCATGGTTGCCGAGCCCTCGTCGCCGGCCGTGGACCACATCGACAGCAACGGGTTCTTACGGGCGATCATGGAGGGGCGGAGCGCGTCGAACACGACCGACGGGGCCACGTCCCAGATTTCGTCGATCAGAATCAGGTCCAGGGTCATGCCGTGGACGTTGTCTTTCGCAGCGGCGATCCGAAACACGGAGCCATCCGGCATCGTGGTCGACTGATAGCCGTTCGTCCACCGGCACGTCGCGCCGTAGTACTCCTCCAGCCACAAAGCGACCTCGCGGTACATCGGGATCGACCGCTCGAGCTTGTTTGCCACCAAAAGCACGTTCTGGGGTTGGCCGCGCCGACGGGCCTCCTCCACCAGCCACCACGCCGCCAACGACTTCAAAGCGAAGCTCTTGCCGTTCTGACGGGCCGTGCTGACCAGCGCCTCACGAAACACAAAGTCGCCGTTGCCGTCCAGGCTCAACTGATCCGATAAAGCGCGCACCTGCCACGGCATCAACTCGATACCCATCCTCGAGCGAGCGAACTCGGCCTGGGAAGGACCAAGACTTGAAACCGCATTTACCGGCGTTACCAACCTCGGCTCAATCCGACCCAATAACTCCCGATAGTCCTGGTCACTGCCACCTTTGACCAAATCCGACCCCGTGGGGGGT